TGCATAAGTCAGTGGACAAATGATAGTGGTTATACTACTTGTACTGGTGATATAACATCAGTAACAGCAGGTAACGGACTTACAGGAGGTGCTTCATCGGGTGGAGCTACATTAAACGTTGGAGCTGGTACAGCAATAACAGTAGCAGCAGATACAGTTGGAGTTTCATCAGCTTGTAATACGGCTTGGAATGCTAAGACAACATGCACTGGTACTACTACTCCAAGTAACACACAAACCTTTACTAACAAGAGCGGTTGCATAAGTCAGTGGACAAATGATAGTGGTTATACAGCTGGTGCAACTACTTGTACTGGTAACGTTTGCAGTTACACAGCACAATGTATTTACACTTCAGGTTGTAACTTCCGTATAGGTCCTAGTGCTGGTAATAGTTTGACAACCGGTACTCATAACTTTGCAGCCGGTCAAAGCGCATTAAAATCTCTTACTACTACTTATAACAATATAGGTATAGGTAGATGCGCAGGGTGTTCTAATGTTTCTTCTCCATGGAATATTTTTCTTGGTCCATGGGCTGGTAAGAGTCTTGCTAGTGGAGCGGGTTTTAATGTTGCTATTGGGGCATCTGCCTTATGCAGTTCTGTTTGTACCTATGGTAATATAGCCATTGGTTCTAGCGCGATGAAGCTTGCAAACGATACCGCGTCCTATCCTTCAGGAAACTATAATGTAGCTATAAATTGCAATGCACTTTACAAAAACACATCAGGCCAAAATAATACTGCAATAGGTTATAATACTCTTTGTAATAACACCACCGGTAACCACAACACAGCACTTGGCCCCAGCGCGTTAAAAAGTAATACTACTGGTAGTTATAACTTTGCCGCAGGTAATCAGGCTTTATGTACCAATACAACTAGTAGTTATAACTTCGCTGCCGGGCATGCCGCCATGAAAAGTACTACTGGTTGCGGTAATGTAGCTATTGGTCAGATAGCAATGTGCGGATCAACAGCTTCTAACGCCGTTGCTATAGGTAAGTGCACATTAAAAAGCGCCACAGGTAATAGTAACGTTGCTATTGGAGCGCAAGCAGGTCAAAATGTGTCATCTGGCTATTCTAATATGCTATTCGGAGCGATTGCCGGGTTTGGTATAACAACAGGAAATAATAATGTTTATATTGGAGACTCAGCTTCTCGTTATAACGCCTCTGGTACTAATAACGTTGCTATAGGTAAATGCGCTGGTAGGTGTTATAACAGTGGGTGCGCAAGTGGTACTAAAACATCCGGTAGTAATAATATATACATCGGTACGGATGCTAAAGGAGGAACTTCTAACGCATCTAATGAAATAGTTATTGGCTGTGGTGCGTGTGGATGTGGTTCTAATTCTATACGAATGGGTAATTCAAGCATCTGTTCAGCTTACATAAACACATCTTGGAATACATGTTCTGATGTTAGAGATAAGACATGCATAGCAGATCTAGATAAGGGATTATGCTTTATTGGTGACTTACAGCCTAAGTCATATATGTGGAGATGTGCACGTGATTCAGAAGAGACAAGAGGTAAATGCTCTTATGGTTTCTTAGCTCAGGATATTTTAGCATTAGAAGGTGAAGGTATTATTGTAGATGATAACAACTCAGATCACCTCTCAATGAAGAATGATTATCTTATACCTATACTTGTTAAGGGTATGCAAGATCAACAAGATATTATTGATAAACTTGAAAAGAGAATAGAAGCTTTAGAAGCTTAATCAGCTGTCGGTATAACGTAGGATGTATCTGGCTCCGGAATTATTGGTGGATTGAATATCGATTCAATTTGCGAATTAAATACAATATCCCATTCTGAAACAGGACATAAATCTAACAATAACTGCAGTGTATTCCAATCACTCTCAGCTGAAAGACTGAACCCACGCGTGTCGTCATCATGCGATATAGTCTCGCTAAACTCTGATGTATAAAATTGATCATCCCCCGAAACGCCATTAACATACGTCATTTCGAGATCCCATGAGAAAACTTTACCTCCAGAAACATACGGTACTGCAGTTGTTAAATTTTTAGTTATTGCCATAATAGTATTTATTAATAAGAGTGAATTTGTATACAAAAAAAAAGCCGATCGGCTTTTTTGTTTTAAGTTTAAGTTATATTAAGCGTTACCATGGGAATAGAAGGGTAGGAACATATATGTACATATCATATAAAATGTGTACAAAGGGCTTAGACACGGTCTGAGCAATAAGAAACGGTAGGTTTCACCTACCGCTCTTTTTAATATGTAACTAACTTAGAGTTTAGTATCCAAGAAGACGCTTGCGACCCTGCTCTGGGGTTGCTGGTCCTTGTTGTGGTGGAATTACTTTAATCTGAGCTTTACGACCTGCACCGGTATATCCAGCGGAAAGCATTATAAGAGAAGAAGAACCCATAGTTGTAGCATTAGTAGTAGGAAGAGCAGAAGCTGGGAAAGTAATAGATACAGCTTTATTATCCTCTTTACGTACGATAGCCAAGTCAAGAATACCTCCAGTATACCCGGACTTTGATCTAATAGTCAATTGACTAATACCAATAGCAGAAAGCTCTGTACCAGATGTATTAATTGCTGCAATGTTAACATTGGTACCTGTCATTGTTGGAAATGTATTCCATACCGCGTAGTAATCTGTATTAACAACGTTGTCAGCGGTAGTGCCAAGAGCCCAGCCAGAATCTTGAACATAGTGATGCTCAAAACGACGAAGTCCTTGACCACTTCTTGCTCCAGATTCACCAGTCCCATTTAGAGTAATGTTAGTAAATTTCATATGTTAATATTTAATCAATCAAGTCCATTTTTACAAAAAAAGAACGGGTCCATTTCTGGACCCGTTCTGGTTAATTGTTATACTAATCGTTACTCTTAGAAGTAAACAGAGCTTGAACCTGGAGTAAACTCAGCACCAAGACCCTGTACGATAATAACGTGATAGTAAAGGTTACTACCAAAGATGTTATCAACAACTCCGTAACGTGTAAGCAAGCCTACGCGTGGTGCGAAGTCGTTAGGTCCGATTGTACGCTGTACCATAACTGGGATGTATGGGCAGTAAATAATACCTGTGTCATAGAACTCAGGTCCCTTATATCCAAGGAGTGCGTACTCAATACCGTCTTGACCACCGCCACCAACTGTCTGGCCGAAGTTACCATTGTAGGTAGCTTCTGTACGGGTATCACGGTAAACATTGAAGCGACCACCGATAGAACCGACCTTACCGATACCTACTGGCTGAGTATTGACGTCACCAGCAACTGGGACCCACTGGAACTCAGGAAGCATCTCAAGGATAGCACATACACGAGGAGTAGCAACGATGAAGTTAGCAGCACCACGACGGTTACGTACAGCAATGCGGTTAGCTTCGATAATCAAACGCTGATAGAAGTCACGGTTACGCTCAACGAGCCAGCGACCATCTGCAGAAGCAGGTGACCAGACCGAGAAACCTGGACCATAACCAGCACCAAGTGCAGCTTGGATCATGCGCATGAGCATCTCACGATCGATTTCAGCTTGGATCTCGTAGCTCATTGCATTAGTGATCTCAGCGTCAATGTCGATGCCGTTCATGTTCTTAAGGTCTTGCTCAAGCTCAACGGACCAACGAGCACCAAGGCGGCGTGTACCGGCCTCAACTGCTGTCTTTTCGAACTTAACTTCAACCTGCGGGATGTTACCAGTAATCTCAAAAGCAGAGAGAATCTGTGCAACACCTTGGTCGTTACCGTTGAAATCCCAGTAACCAGTAGCACCTGAAAGCTGGTTGTCACCGGATGCACCAGTGAAACGAGTATCAAGAAGCTGATAACCAAGTTCCGCGTTCGGAAGGCTAGCTGAACCATTATATGGAACACCATCTCCTTCGGAAGGAGTAGATTTACCATCGACACCAGTACCAAGTGAATCAGACTGGTAAGCATAACGCAAAGCGAATGCAAGACCAACTGGGCCACTCATGGGCTGAACACCAACGATATCGTTAGTAATGAGCTCAGGGAATGTACGACGGATCATCGGGATGAGCACCTTAGGAAGGCGAGCATCGTTAGGTGCGTAAGTATCACCGGATCCAATTTGCGAAGCTGGGTTGAACTGAACACCACCTTGTGCAGCACCACCAAGG